CATTGCATCATTATATTTTTGCGTTGCAGCACTTGCAGCACCTGACATAGCTTGATTTAAGAATGGGTTGTTACCTAAATACTGACCTTGAATAGTGCCTTGTAATTGTTGTTGAGCTGCTGGAAGTAATGGAGAACCTTGTAAAGCTCGATTTTGTGCAGCCTGTAAAGCAGTTTGGGTTTGTGAAGATGGAGATACATATGTTTGATTAGGATAGTAGTTAGGAGAATCTGTTTGATAAAGTGCCTTTGCTTCTTCTAATCCATACTTGACAAATGGACGAACAGTTGGGTCTAACTGTTGTGTAGTTTCAGACGAACCACCTCCACCGCCTCCACCTTTGAATAGTTGCCTACCCATTTTACCATTGTCAATTGACTGATTTCCATCTAATTCAGGGAAATAATCGTGTATCATAATTTATACTCCATTAGTGTGTATTTAGGTTTCATCTTCCATTTAATTCGCCATAATCTGACGATTCCGGGTAACTTTGTAGATCCTTGGACTTTAGTACCACCATTATTTTTAACCCATGTGAGGAATTGCTCCCAACATTTGTGAGTTGTTTTACCTCCAATGTAGGTAATATAGGCAATACGATCATTAGGATACATGACCCATTGAACTGTAAATGCACAATGACATTTGTTGTCATCATCCATAATTAGTAATAGGACAGAGTTTCCTTGTGATACAAACTGTCGTAATTGATCTAGTGAAAATTCACCATCACCGACTGCTAAAGCTCTTTTGAGATGAGGTTCAGCAAAATGCCAATACTGATGAACATGTGTAGTAGGAACTATAAATAGATTCATAACCTGTGATAAACACTAATGGTTTAACCTATTATAACGTAGCCGTAAACTAAGCTCGGTGTGTTATTCGCAAAGTGACTTACAGTTGCACTACCATTTGTTTGTGCTGATATATAAACATTGTCCATGCTAAATGGTGCTATATATGTAACACTTATTTGTGCAGATGGTATAGAAGGTCTTGTATAAGGTGTTGTTGATGCAGCATAATGTTCTAAAGAAACATTAGTAGAAGATGTAGCCCCAGCTATCTCTAAATAGTCACCACCTGTTAAATCTAACACATGACTTGCTGTCCCAGTTAAATGAGATGGATCACCATTAGACTTTCTGGCTGGTAAACCAAATCTTTTGCCTGAATCAGCAACATCACTGCCATTTACTCTAAACCATACATCAGCATATTCTGCATCGTTATTAGCATTTGCTAATTGCAGAGAAAATAATGCTTTATATATACCATCGTTTCTAACATATATTCTAGAGGTGTTAACCGAATCTAAATATATGCCATTTATATCATGTTCTGTAGTCCAATCTACAACTGCCGTATTACCAACTCTAGGTGATAACTGATCGGTATTTTTAGTAAACTCACCATATGGAGCCGTAGCAGTTTCCGCAGCATCAGAATAGGGAACTAAAATAATCTTTGAGTCCCTACTAATTCTTTCGTCATACAGTGTAGTAGAGGTTGCCCATGATGTATCTAATGTAACAGTTCCTGTGCAGTTTAACTTACCATTTAATATGGTATTTGTAATTTCTGCAATTTCACGAGTTGTAGCAAACTCAGGTTGTAATCTTCTAAACTGCATTATCTACCACCAGCTGGTTTCAACTCAACATCTATAGATACTGCATTTTTCCAGTTACCTGTTGGCTTTACTTTGACTCGATGATATCTACCACGACTTCTAAGAGAAGCTCGACCTTCAGTAGAAGTGGTTGCTTTTACATCAAATATAATAGGGTCACTTAGTTCTTTACGAGAAGCTACTTCAATATCAGCAGAGCCTTCATCAATTTGCGGCCTAACTAACATTAAGAACGAGTTATAGCCTTCTTCTAAGTCAGGAGTCACTAATTCAGAGTCATAATTAGAGCCTGTAAAAGTAACAATTTTTCTATCATTAAATCCTGAGAATAAGAACTTACCACCAATCCATAAACGATCATCTAAAGAGGCTGGTAGAGTATCTAAATTAGTATAGCCTAGGTTGGTCTCTAAACTTTCTAAAGTCTCACCTGTGGTCGTTACAGAGCTTCCAATGCCCGTTGTTTGTGTTGTTGCTCTTGACCATTTATCTAACTGCCAATTGTAAATAAGAATAGATCTTCCACCACCCACATTGGCATAGTTCCATACTACTAACTTTCTAATAGGATCAACAGAGGCTGACATTGTGTCAATATCAGTTAGCAATGCATCATCAAAGAAATAACGATCTACTTTTTCTGTACCTATTCCTACGACTGTATTACCATCGCATTTATAGAAACCATCATCAGATAAGAAGAATGTAGTATTACCATATTGGGTTGCAGAGTTACCTTCTAAACAACCTAAACCACGAGAGATTACATCGAATTGGAAGAACAATGGGCTACCAATGTAACTCATTCTTACGATAGATTTTTCTAATAATATAAGTCCAAATTCACCACCACTGATGGCTTGAATATTTCCCCCGTCAGGAATGAACTGATAATCTGATTGTGATGTGTCACCCGGAAGCCAATAAGCTTCATCGTTGATATCGGACCAGATAATTTTATTCGGTTCCAATCCAGCTCCTATGTTACCAGCAACAACAAAGTCCCTCACAACAGCCACACATTTAGCTATAGGGGCATTTGCATCTAGATCAGAAAAAGCAGAGTCACCACCTATCTCCCACTTTTGTAATTTAGCCTGATTGTTTGCTCCGATAACCACTTTACCATACTGAGTAAATTTCCACTCTTTGCCACTATATCCACCTGATTTAGATACATCATCTAAACTAAGGTCAGTAGCATCTAATTTGTGTATTGTAGAATCAGTACCTGCAAAAATAACTACTTCAGCACCATACTTGCCACCAAACACTGTATTAATAGCTTCAGAAGCATCTCCTGAAAAGTCTACAGAGTTAGGAAAAGGAGCATAGCCTACTGAGGTAGGATAGACATTCTTAGCATCTACCAATACTCCCGCTACTGCTGGTTGGTCAGGTAACCATTCACTAAAGTTAAATCTCGTATTTGCCATAGTCGGTATAGAATTTCCTAATATCTTGTTCATTTAATATATAGACATTGACTGTATCTTTATCATCATTTAACCTTTTTAGGATACGATGACGCCCATCAATCAATCTATATGGTTTATTATGTGGGTTAGGCATGTCTTTAACAACGATACCCGGAAAGCTCGTATCTGCTGTTAGGTACCTAGAATCTTCTACATCGATGTTGGATATATCTTTAAATGCTATATCTGATATAGGTAAATATTCAGGTTTGTATTTCTTAAAATTTATGTATGAATATACATAGTGTGAGTCTATGATCATGTCAGGACAATTGGGTAATTTCCAATCGCCTGTCATAATATGTATCATTTTTTTTCTAGTCTAAATCCAAAACTTAATCTGTTAGCATTTTCTGATCTAACACAATGCCAAAATTTATTAGGTAGTTCAGGTATATCAAACTCTCTAAATGTTGGTGCATCAACATTGTCAGGATCTTCGTGTACTTGATTATCTGCATCTAAAAATCTAAAGGATGAGTCTCCATCACTCCATGTAATATAAACCCTTTTTCCGGGTCGATTAGAGTTGGTATGCCATCCCATATATCCTGTAGGAGGATAGTAATAATAACCTGAGTCATGTATATTGTATTCAGGATACACCTTTTGCAAGATGTGCATAAATTTGTTGGTTACAGAACCACCGAAATCAACGTAATAGTTAAATGGAGTGTTAGGTATATCATCTTTTATATTCTGTAAAAAACTAGGATCGGTAAAACCTTCCCAATCATGATTTTCTATCAGTCCTATTTTTTTTGCATTTAAAATAACATCTTTAGAAATTGCTTTACATATGTCTGCTACTTCATCGACATAAAGTTTAAAATCTTCGCTTATATTTCTCTTCATAATCTACCATAAGTGATTGTGGATAAACTCTTGAAACTTCGACTGCTGTGTTGCAATTAGAATAATCTAAATTATCAGGCATATTACGTAATGCTTGTTTGTCATTCTCAATCTCAGTAACCAAGCCTTCATTCTTTTGTGCTAATGCTCTAGTTTGTAAGCTATCTAAAACTTTAAAAGCATTGGATCTAATTTGTTTGTACATATTTACATAATGTGCTTTTAATAAATCCATATCAAACACAATTTCACTAGGGTTTGATGGGTTGTCAAATTTACATTTATCTATATGAACATGCTTTGCATATTCTTCTGCTTTCATTTCATGTGATTCTTTATGATCTTTAATTAATACTGCAGCCTCATTAGGAATGATGCCTTCTGCTTTTACTTGATCTAAAGATTTTTCAGTAACCATAAAGACAATCTTATCACTGCCTACAGGCTGATTCCAGTATATATTTTTTTTCATAATTTACCTTACTTGAATATAGCTAGTGTAACATAACTTGGGTCAACTGCATTGATCCCAAACATTTGAGTGGCATTACCATCACCATCTGCAGCCGAGAATACAATATAGTTGTTCACTACTCTTGTAGCACTTAATGTAAAGCTATCCGCAGCCCTAGCACTAACATGAGCATTAAATAGTTGCATTGTGTTGTCAGCAGTTGTAACACCTGAATTAGATTGACTTAATACACCACGATCTACATTGCCAACAACGACACAGTAATTATCTGATCCATCTTGAATTGAAGCATCTAAAGTAATTGTGTAATTTCCTGTTCCTACTTTTGTTAATGAGCAGTTTGCAGATTTAATAACAGTGCCTGATGATCCGTCAAATGCTATAAACCCAGCAACACCAGCACCACTACCAACCAATGTTTGCACAAAAGCAGTT